GAGAAAATCTTCTTCATAGCCATTGATGATGGGCAAATGTCGGTTAATACAGATCCAAGACCTTCAAGCATTGCTCGTTGAGCTGCTTCCTCAAGACTCACGCCAAGCTCGTCTGCATGTTTTTGTAGTAGTTCTAATTCTTCGTTACTGAGCTCTATTTTTTCTTCAGTCATTATTGAGGGCCTTAAAAAGTCTTAGATGAACCCTCCTTGGGTTCTTCGTTAATGTTTTAAGCTGCTGTACGCTCTTTGCTTCCAAACGAAACAGACTCTTTTAGGCCACGCATGAAAATGTCACGAACAATTACCGCTTTTTGTCCGCCAGTGTTTTTTACCAGCGCTTCAAGTAGGTCATTAACGTCATCGTCTAAACGAACTTTCACTTCGTTCTTTTTGATTTTTCTTGGGTCTGCGTACATAGCCTTTATCTCCGTATTAACTGGCTTTACTAAGTTCGACTTCTTCAACTTTGAGCTTGCCGCCCGTAATTTTTTCAAGCTGATAGGCGCGAAGGAGCGGAACAGTTTCACCCCATTGAGATACTGAGCTTTTTGAAACTCCCAGCTTTTCAGCTATTGCAGTGCAACTTCCGAAATATTTAATAACTTCTTTCTTGACCATTATTAACTTCACCTAACCAATTTGACTTAAGTTTAGTTTACCTAACTTAAATAAGTCAAGAATAGTTAACAGAAAAGTTTATATAGTTCAGGTATGCAAATTTAATAAGGTTTGTGCATGAGTTTTGCCAACATAAGTGACCGAATAACAAGAAGGGCTAGAGAGCTTAATCTCAAGCAAAAGGATATCGCCGAAAAAACGGGAGCAAGTAAAGCATCTGTTAGTAATTGGTTTAGTGGTAAAGACAGCCCTACTAGGTTTATTATGGAGTTATCGAAAGCGCTCAAGTGCGATCCTGAGTGGCTGTTAGAAGGCTCAGAAAGCACTGCACCAGAAAGATTAAAAATCACAACGATAGAAAATAACGCAGAATTTTATGGTCATATTGACGCATGGGACAGCGAGACACCACTAGATGAAGATGAAGTAGAGGTTCCTTTTTTCATGGAAGTAGAATTGGCAGCAGGGATTGGTGGTGAACATAGTTTGGAAGTACGAGGGCCGAAGCTGAGATTTTCAAAATCCACTTTGCGCAGGTGCGGTGTTGAAGCGAGCGCAGCCGCATGTGTTAAAGTTTCAGGCAATAGTATGGAGCCAAGGCTATTTGATGGTGATGTTGTAGGGGTAGACACCTTAGACAAAAAAATTGTTGATGGTAACGTTTACGCTATAAATCACGATGGAATGCTGAGAATAAAAAGGTTATATCGATTACCAGGTGGTGGGTTGAGAATAAATAGTTTCAATTCGGAAGAGCACCCCGATGAGAAATATTATGATAAAGAAGTTTCAAACATAGTTATTGTCGGTCGTGTATTCTGGCATACAAGTATATGGAAATAGGATGAAAATGAAAAAAATATTAATAACTGCGGTAATGTTGTATATGAGTACTGGGTGCGTTAGCACTTTAGACAAGATAGCTGGAGTGGGCCAAGTCAATACTGAAATTTCCGAATTTAGCGGAGAGAAACTTGTTAAGTTATCCCAGTCTCACAACTACTCAAGTAGTGGTGGCGTAAATACTCAATTCGGGGCTAAGTGGGCAAGTGGGAATCCTGACGCAGTATCATTGAAACTGATTTATAACTCTGATAGTAGCTCAGGAGACTCATTTACTTCTTATGAGAAAATTTCAGTAAGCATAAATGGCGAGAGAACAGATTTTGATGCGGGTAGAACTTATCGTAATAGATCCGACTACAACGAGATCACCAAGGTCATCTACACGACTAGTACAGCATATGTCGCAATGCCGCTTGATTATCTTAAAAGTATGGTTAATGCAGATAACTGCAAAATACGAATATACAGCAGCGATGGTTATGAGGATATATCATTTGACATTGAGAAAACTGGCTCAACTGAATACTCAAAACTAAAGATCAAGAAATTCATCGAAGAGGTTGAAAAAAATAAATAACTTTTTATTTTAACCATCCTCACTACCCAAGACCGCCAATCGGCGGTTTTTTTATGCCTGCGAAAAATTAGTTCAGTTAACCTAACTTTTTATTTGACATAATTGTTAAGTTAGCCTAACTTAACAATATGCAAACAGAGGATAAAAAACATGACCTACTGCCACATATCAAAAACCTTTAACGACTTGATGGGGTTTCAGAAATCTCAAATAGTCTCGAAGATTGTTTCAAAAGTAATGTATGGAAAGTCCTTTACTTGGACAGCAAATGTTGGAACGGCATCAGAGCAATCGGTAACGGTATGCCTTGATGATAATTCAGACATCCCTATGACTTTGCCTTCTGAAGTGAAAGATGCTGTTAACGGCGCTCTCACAACGTTTAACCGCGCTCCCGATGGTTATCAGCTTATTGACTTCCTTCCTTACGAAAAGGAGTTGGCAGCATGAGCGTTAAATTCAACATTTTCTTAAAGCCAGCTACGACCATTTCAATCAACGGCAAAGAGTTTGATGACCGTATGTGCATCATTACTGAACAATCCATTGACGTTATTCGCAATGCTATTGGTGACTCAGTTCAGCAAGTTATAGGTGAGCGCGACTTTCAGCCGCAGGCACACGCGCACCGCTTTGATAGATACACCTATCTGCCAAAGTTGACTTCTACTTGCGAAGTGAATGTTTATGAGGGCGAGTTATCGCCAGCTGAACAGCGAGTTTACGACTTGATTGTTGTCGGTATGAGTCAACAACAAATCGCTGACAAACTTTGCTTGTCGCTACAAACCATCAAGTTTCACTTCACTGCAATAAGCAGAAAGAAAGGCGTCAATTCAACGCGTGAAATCATTGCCCTGCACTACATGGGTCGTGACAAGTTTATGGAAGTGAGGAAAGCAGCATGAATCTTACTCAGCGCCAACAACAGGTTTATGACCTGATGATAAAAGGTATGAGTCTACGTAAAACCGCCGAAATTATTGGCCTATCAGTTAGAAGTATTAAGTACCACAGATCATCGATTATAAAAAAGTTCGGCGCTTATTCATCGCGTGAAGTTGTAGCAATTCACTACATGAATTTAGGCATTGTTAATGAATACGGCATACCTGGCATTGAGTCGCTATCGAAAGCCGAACGCCGTGTTTATGACTACGTGATTAAAGGTATTAGTCGGAAAGAAATTGCTTCAAAGATCTTCCGAACTGACGGCACGGTTATGTTTCATTTGGGGAATATCAGCACAAAGCTAGGCGTTAACTCAATGCTTGAAATGGTGGTTTATCACTATTTGGGCAAAGGGGAATATGTTGAAGCAAGGGAGGCGGCATGATCATTTTTATATTCATTCTTGGGCTTGTAGTTTTCAGCTTTTTGTTTGCATTTCTTGTGGCTGAGTTCATCAAGGCTGGCGCAGGGAGTGATAAGAAGTGAACGAAGTTCTATTTTTAGTCGCAATAGTTATTTGCCTGTTTTTCCTGCTAGCTGTTATTTCGCTAGTGGAAGCAATAAAGGCTATTGATTTTAAGAAGTAAACCGCGCCCCCGAAGGGGCACTTACCACGGCTGCGAAGTTTTGGACGGACAGAGCAGCCATAGCAACGAGGATGATAAAGGAAAAGACGATGAAACTATTAGATTTTTTGCAGCAAAGAAATATTCCGCATGAGGTTGCTGGTAATAAAGTCCTCGTAAATGACTCTCTTGACCTTCGTGGCACTCAAATCACTGAGCTACCAGAGGATTTGAATGTAGGTGGCTTTCTTGACCTTCGTGGCACTCAAATCACTGAGCTACCAGAGGGTTTGAATGTAGGTGGCTCTCTTGACCTTCGTGGCACTCAAATCACTGAGCTACCAGAGGGTTTGAATGTAGGTGGCTTTCTTGACCTTTGTGGCACTCAAATCACTGAGCTACCAGAGGATTTGAATGTAGGTGGCTTTCTTGACCTTCGTGGCACTCAAATCACTGAGCTACCAGAGGATTTGAATGTAGGTGGCTTTCTTGACCTTCGTGGCACTCAAATCACTGAGCTACCAGAGGGTTTGAATGTAGGTGGCTTTCTTGACCTTTGTGGCACTCAAATCACTGAGCTACCAGAGGGTTTGAATGTAGGTGGCTATCTTTACCTTCGTGGCACTCAAATCACTGAGCTACCAGAGTCATTTTCATGCGAATCGCTCTATCTAGCGCCTGAGAATTTCAAAGAGGTGGAAAGTAAGGCTAACTGCGGCGCTCACTCTAGAGCCATTTTTGTGTTGATAAATAAAGGTGAGTTCTACGTGGCAGCAGGATGCTTTTTTGACACGTTCACGAAATTCTGTGAAGCGGTTAACGGCATATATTCGGGCGATTCCGCTGAAAATTACATCGCTGACGCTCAAGAGTGCATTGACAAGCTTACAGCTAACTTGGTGAGCGCAGCATAAACCGCGCCCCCGAAGGGGCACACACCACGGCTGCGAAGTTTTGGACGGACAGAGCAGCCATAGCAACGAGGATGATAAACGATGGAAATCCGAACCACAAACACTAAAGGCTTATTTTGCCTTCAATGGCGTGATAGTGGCGTAAATGGCAGTGAGTATTTTACTCGTCTAGAAACTATCACCAATTCATTAGATACCGATGTAACGCTTTATCGCGGCGGTAGACCTGGCATGACTTTAAACATTGACCCTGAAGCCGTAGACGCGTTTTTTGAAATGGCTAACAACGTTGATGTGCCTATTGATGTAATCAACCCTTTCCCAGCAGGTGAAACAGTTCCATCGTCTGCCAAGGATGGCAACCCTATGGAGGATGCAGCGTGATCTTCAAATACAAGAGCATTAAATCGGCTCGCCGCGAACGTCTTTTTTGGGATTTCTTTGGGTTCAACACACGCATTTCAGCAAAAGCTAACCGCTACAAAGTTGAGCTTGTCGCATTCGATTCATTATTAGGGAGAGTAAATCATGGGTAATCAAAATTTAGCGCCAATAGATCAGTTTAGGCATGAGTTGAGCGCGTTGGGTAATCAATTAAAAGCGTCTTTGCCAGCGCATCTTCCGCTAGAGCGCTTTTGTCGTGCTGCGGTTATTGCGGCTCAAAACAATCCAGATCTTCTTAATGCTGATAGACAATCGCTACTTAATTCATTAAGTCGATGCGCCCAAGATGGCCTAGTGCCTGATAACCGCGAAGCGGCCATGGTTATATTTAACACTAAGAGCGGAAATAACTGGGTAAAGAAAGCTCAGTATATGCCTATGGTCGATGGCGTTCTAAAACGCGCTCGCCAGTCTGGTGAAATATCCACAATTACGGCACGCGCAGTTTACGAGAACGACCAATTTGATTACTGGATTGATGAAGACGGTGAACACGTTCAATTCAGACCGAATCTTCATGGTGATCGCGGTGGCTTTAAACTTGTTTTCGCTATGGCCAAGACCAAGTCGGGCGAGTTAATTGTTGAACCTATGTCGAAAGACGAGGTTGAAAAAGTTCGCATGTCTTCAAAAAACCCCGACAAAGGGCCATGGAAAGACTGGTATGAGCGCATGGCATGTAAATCTGTATTGCATCGCCTATCACGCCGCTTACCTAACAGCAGCGAGATTATGGAAATGCTAAAGCACGACCATGATGGCTATACCTTTTCAAATACTCGTGAAGAAAAGCCTATCAACGAAGCGCCAGCGATAAACGAAAAGCCTGTCTACACGCAGGAAATGTTTAACGGCGAAGCTAACAAGTGGGCTAACGCAGTAAGCGCAGGAAAAATCACACCTGAAGCGATTATCACCAAGCTATCGGCATCTTATGAAGTTCCTTCAAAAGTCCGTGAGCAAATTGAAAACATTGTAGACGTACCAGAGGAAGCTTAATCATGAAGCATATTAACGTTACCCAGGGAGGCGAAGCTTGGCTAAAACTTCGCAAAGATTTTTTCACCGCATCAGAAGCACCAATGATGATGGGTGATCACAAAAACATTAGTCGCAACCAATTGCTAGATGCAAAGAAAGGCTGGACCACGATTGTCGATGATTACTTGCAAGCGCTTTTCGATAAAGGTCATGCAACTGAAGAAGCGGCTCGCCCTCTTGCTGCAGCCGATGTAGGTGAAGATTTATTCCCTGTTACCGGCTCGCTAGAAGTTGAAGGCTTAGCGCTACTTGCCAGCTTTGACGGTTTAACCATGTTTGATGATGTGTGTTTTGAGCATAAGCTTTTCAACAAAACACTTGCTGAGAACGTGCTTAATAACGTGCTAGAGCCTCACTACTATTGGCAGTTAGAGCAGCAACTACTAGTGTCTGGCGCGGAAAAGTGCTTCTTCGTTACCAGTGATGGCACAAAAGACAACTGGCAAGCAATGTATTACGTGTCAGTTCCTGAAAGACGCGAAGCGCTTATTAAAGGCTGGAAGCAATTTGCCATTGATTTAGAAAGCCATGAGCCGCAAGCGAAAGTTGAAAAGGTTAAGGCTTCATCGCTGGTTAAGAAAAAAGAAGTCGAAGCAGAGTTGATACCTACGCTAGACGTAAAGGTAACGGCGCTTATCAGCAATTCAAATGTTCAAGGCTTTGCTGAAAAAGTAAGTGAGTTTATCAATTCGCTTAACACCTCACCTGAAACCGATAGCCAGTTTGGTGAAGCAGAACAACAAGTGAAATACATTCGCTCGGTAGAAAAGAAAATTACCGAAGTGGAAAAGTCTATTGATGCCGGTGCGCAGGATATTGACAGCCTACGTGAAACGCTAAAGACCATTAAAAAATCACTTGCCTCAACGCGCCTTGAATTAGACAAGCAAGTTAAGTCGCGCAAAGAAGAGATTCGCCAAGAAATTCTTAGTAAGGCTAATTCGCAAATCGAAAAAGCAGAGCGAGAAGCAGAGGAAAAAGTTAACGCCCCTCTACCTTCTGTCGGTGCTGATGTTTACGAGGCCATGAAAGGCAAGCGCACTATTGAGTCACTTCAAGACGCAGCTGATACCGAAGTGGCGAAAGCAAAAATTCAAATCGCTGAGTTTGTTGAAGTAGCACAAGCCAACATGCTTGTTATTGCTGATAACCGCGGTTTCGATTTCCTCTTTAACGACTGGGCCCAAATTGCTTTCAAGGCAACTGAGGATTTCAAGACATTGGTAACGGCTCGCATTGCTACTTACCAGGCTGAACAAAAAGCCAAAGAAGAAGCGCAGCGCGAACGCATTCGCCAAGAAGAAGTTGCCAAACTGCAGCGCGAAGCTGAAGCGAAAGCGCAAGCAGAACGCGAAGCCGAAGCGCAGAAAAAGCGCGAAGAACAAGCCAAGCGTGACGCGGAAGAGAAAGCCCGTTTTGATGCTGAAGTGGAAAGCAACAAACAGTACGTTGCAGCAACAAATCAGTTAGCACAGGAAGCAACCACCAATGAGCCAAAAGAAGAAGTTCAGCCAGAACCGCAAGCGAAGCAAGCGCCTAGCGTGGTTCGACAAGAACAAGCCCCAACGCGCCAGTATGGGCTAATGGAGCTTAACGCAATGGACCAACTAGCCAAGCTAGTTGAAGAAGCCAATAAGCCTTACGCCAGCGACCTACGCCAGTTCGTTGAATCGGTTAAGGCTAACAACTTGAAGAAGGTGGCTTAGGCCACCTCTGTAACTTTTCTTACTAAAAGGTAAAGAATTTTATGATTTTCAAAAACGCAAAGATTTACACACTAACTCAACCGCTAACTATTACTAGCGAAATTCTTGAACATTTCTTAGGTAAATATGAATTTCGCCATTGTGGAGCGCAAGACTTGGCAACTATGGGGTTTGCTCGTTGTATAGGTGGTTTGTTCGCGCATGTTGCAAAAGGCATGTTCACTATCCGCATTCAGAAAGAAGAAAAGCTTTTACCAGGCAGCGTAGTCAATCAAGAGCTTGAAGAAATGGTTGAGCGCATCGAAATGGAAACAGGTGCGCCGGTTGGTAAAAAAGCAAAGGCTGATATAAAGCAAGAGATTATCACCAAATTGCTGCCACAAGCTTTCACTAATCGAAAAAGCACTTACGGCACTATCATTCCTGAAAGCAATCTTGTGATTGTTCACGCTAGCTCAGACTCACAAGCTGAAGCTTGGCTTGCTATGGTTCGCAAAGCTATTGGTTCACTTCCCGTTGTTCCATTTGCTCGCCGCAGCATTCAATCTGAACTGACTCACTGGGTTACCGACACCACGCCTGACACCATCAACCTGTTAGAAGAAGCAGAGCTAAAGGCTACTGATGATACGGGCGGTCTTGTTCGCGTGAAAAACCAAGCGCTTGACACTGATGAAGTAATTAACCACTTGGATGCTGGCAAGTTGGTTCAGAAAGTAGCGCTTGAGTATGACGAGGCTTTCACAGCGGTACTTTGTGAAGACGGTTCAATTAAGCGCATCAAGTTGCATGATCGCGTTCTTGAAGAAAATGACGATATTCCGAAAGACCAAGTAGAAGCGCGTTTCGATGCTGATGTTTATCTGTATGTAAGCACCCTACTTGACTTTATTAAGTTGATTGATAGTGAATTTCAGTTAACCGAAGAAAGTAGTAGCCAGCCTAACCCTGATGAATCAGAAGAAAACCAGCCAAATCCTTTCGTAAATAGTGAAGGTAAAGACGTTTTCTACGATGAAGCGGTTAAGTTCGTGCGCGAGACAAGACGCGCATCAGTTTCAGCAGTGCAACGCAAATTTAAAATTGGCTACAACCGCGCTGCGCGAATTATTGAGCAGATGGAAGTCGAAGGCATTATAAGTAAACCAGGTCATAACGGTGCACGTGAAGTGCTAGTTCCACCTAAAGCCGCTTAATCACTTTAATAGCCCCTTCGGGGGCTAAAGGAAAACCTATGAACGCTAAAGAATTTGCAAAAAAAATAGATGGTTTTGAATACCCTGCGAGAGAGTTGCGCCCGTTTGAGCAAATAGCAAAAGATAACGGTCTTTTGTTTATCCATGGCATGAGTGATGACTTGCTGGAAATGGGCGGCATCATCAATGACGAAATAGGCGCTTGGGATGGCATCAAAACAAAGATTGGAACCAAGGGTGTTAGCTTGGAATTGAAATGGTGCCCAGAAGATAAGCCTGGCACATCTTGGGAGGTTATCGTCGATTGCCCTCACGAAAAGTTCACTATCGTAGAGGATGGAGAGGTCTATTGTATTGGTGTCGTCATCCACAAAGACGACCTTAATCTGTGAGGTAGCAGCTTGACAACAATATTTTTAAATGGCCGTGTTCAGTGGGTAAGCGCTTCATGTGTGATTAAAACTCAACGCTTTATTGAAGCCGGTAAAAAGCCTGGTGAAATTGCAGCGTTAATCGGTAGGCCCAAGCCATACGCCCAAGCGCTAGTAAAGACGATTATGGAACATGCGCAAATGGGGAGAGCAGCGTGAGTAATTTAAACGATATTATCAATCAGCAGCGTGAAGAAATCGCACAGCTGCGCACACAACTAGCAAAGGCTAATGAGCGTGTTGCGGAATTAGAATCTCAGCATCAATTACTCACAATGCGAATTGAGCCGCTTTTGGATATGCAAGAAGACGGTGAGCTTTATGCAAGGTGTCATCTGGCGGACGATATTTATGAATCTTTTGTAGAAGGGTCTTCAGTCGATGCACTAAACAAATTCACCATAGAGCAGCAGATTGAGGCGCTTGCACATGTACTAAGCAGTTACAAACCCCAGAAGTTTTGCCCAACTAATTATGCGATACAAGCGTTTAATGACGGTGTTGCGCATTTGTGGGCGCATATTGTGAATTGTGAACTGCAACTACGCAAGGAGCAAGAAAAGTGAAAGCTCTAAAACCTAGCGAGTATGCTGAACAAATCCTTGGTGGCGCGGTAACTGGCAAAACCATTCGCAACTGGATAAAGGCGAAGAAAAAACTACCAAAAGTTGATCGCGTTGAAATAACACCAACCGGTGGTTATTTGTTATTTATGGAACAAGAAGCGCAATCTAATGTAATGGCGTTGGTTGAAGGTATGAAAGCGAGGGCGGCATAGTGGCACCAAGGCGAAGACAGGCAGGTAACGAAGATTTACCCACGGGGCTTACTCGAGTAAAACACAGGGGCGTTACTCGTTTTCGCTACCGGTACCCGTCAGGTAAGGACTTCTGGTTTCCGATCAACACTTCACACCATGATGCAGTGGAGGCGGCGCGCATATTTAATGCCGAGAACAGAAACCCTGCTATCGCCATGCTTGAACGGGCTGACAAATACAACCGCACTATATCGTATTGGTTACCCAAAGTGATAAAGCGTGTTAAATCAGATGAAAAGCTGAGCCCTCAAGTGATGAAAACATTTCTCAGTAATTGTGATTTACTGCTGAAGTCGCACGGTTCGTTACACTCGAAAGCTATTTCACTGCAAACGGTGAATGAATTTGTTGATATTCATGCTGGCCACAAGAGCATAGAAGTTCAAAATAGGAAGGTGATCTTCCTTAATAAAATATTCGATTACATGGTTGATATGTCGGCCATGGAAAAGAACTTTGCACGTGATAAGAAATTGCGGCCAGTAGCAGCAAAGAAACGTAAGCGCCTTAAGCTTGAAGATTTTCAAACCATCCACCAGCATGCGCCCCACTTTTTACAAGTGGCAATGGAGTTGGCAATACAAACCACCCATGCCGTTCTTGAAGTTAGCCGGCTAAAGTACAGCCACTGCACAATGTTCAAAGCGCCTGAAATTATTGATGGCGTTACCGTGTATGGGTATTTGCGCATTCACCGCCAGAAGGTGCAGAAAAAAGAAAGTTCGAGGGTGGAAATACCAATCACCGGAGCGTTGAAAAGCATCATTGAAACTAGCCGGGCTGACAAAGTTTTAAGCCCGTATGTTGTGCACCGAATCAGCGCCAGCCGAATTACACCGAAAGAGTGTACTCACCCCACCCAGTGCACTAGCGAATACATCAGCAAAGCGTTTAGCGCCCTGCGCGACAATTTAGGATTGTTTGATAACCTAGAAAAAGCACAGCGGCCAACGTTTCACGAAATCCGAGCACTTTCTATTCACATGTACGATCAAGCGGGTTACGACCCACAAGCTAGGGCGGCTCATGCTGATGCTAAATCTACGAAAGTGTATAAAGAAAATCATAAAGAATGGGTAAGAGTGCCAGCTGGGGAGTTGAAGATAGGGTGATTTGTTTAACGTACAAAAAAGCCACTTCTCAGTGGCTTTTTTATTGCTATTTTATGCAGCTTTCTTCTGCATGCTGCGCGCATTAATTCTATCAATCGCTTTATCGATTTTAAGAACCTTTTCGAGAGCGCTTTTGTAAAGAAACTGCTTTTTCAGTTCGATTTCATAACTTGACACGGGACTCTCCTTAAATTGCTTTCATTATTATATAGTTGATTGCTGGGCTTCTAGATCAGCCAATGCTTTATCAAAAAGGTCTTGATTGCCCTTCCTGACAGCAATTGCCACCATTCTCATATGCAAAGCTGCTTGGGCGGCATTCATGGCTAACCTTTCATCTTCCCACTTCTCATCTGCGATCTGATTCATTATTTTTGACAAATCAGTCGCGTCGCTTGCTATTGAATCAACATCTGGATCATGTTCTTGTTGAAGTTCTTGGATGCTGAACTTGTTGGCCATAGCTAAAAACTTATTAGTGACCAAAAACAACAACTGATACAGCTTGTGAATGTCTACGTCCATTTAATACAAAATCCATATATAACAAAAACGGTGCGCGCATTATACGCGGTTCGTTTAATACTTCAACAATTTTACGATGGGCAGTAAATTAAACTGTCATGATATAGATTAGTTCTGATGGGTATTTTGTCAACACAAATAAGACGAGTAGCGTTATTAACTGATGGAATTCGAAATACTGTATTAGGTTACAGAAAGGGTACGGAAAGGTTACACATTTCGGGTAATCTTTTCTC